AGAGTAGAAGAAAGAGACTTGTTCTCATTTGCCCGTAGTTGGGCAGTACGATTCTTCACAATCTGCTCCTGCTCTTGAGATTGTGCCACTACAACCTTATTCACGGCAGCAACCAGAGATTCAGGAAGATCTGCTTTCACAACCACAACACTATCAATCTTAATCTTACCGGAAAGATTATTAGTTTCCAGTGCTATGTTGAGGTTCTGTTTAATAGTATCCTGAATCTTATCCAAACTTGAGTTCACCTCAAGAGCAGGGTATTCATCAACTGACTGGTTCACAGCAGACGTGATAAGACGTTGAATGAAACTTGACATCAGTTCAATCTGTCCACTCTCAGTTACACCGTGATTACTCATATCATAATCAGTGTAGAAATCAAACAGGGAAGTGGGAGACAGAGAATAAGTAACGACAACATCCATATCTTTCATAATGGTGTTGTCTTTGGTTTTAGGGGTCAGATCGTTAGACTGAACAGTAATCTTACGAGTATTGAAGACTTTGATGGTGCCAAATCCATCATATTTGATACCAGGAGTCAGCACTTCATTCTTCACCTTACCATCAAATCCAACATAGATACCATTCTCACCAGTGTTGATGGTAGTGAATTGACCAGCAGTGATTAGCAGTGCGAGAACAGCAGCACCAGCACCAACGATGATTTTTCCAGTAGACATAGTTTAGTTAAAAGTAAAGAACAATTAGTCAGTAGTAATGCCTGCCCAGATTAGAGCAATGGCAACCAAGAGAAGAAGAACGAGAGGCAGCATCTTCATAAAGAATAATACTGGAAGTCCTCTTGCCATTAGAATGAACAGGATTAAAAATACACCTGCTCCAACACCAAGAATGCGTTCAATCATGTTACATCAGTTGTAAGTGCAGAGTTGAGTCATCCTACCATATTGGATGCCTTCAGACCATTTTCCACCAGCATTGAGGCATTGTTGTTTGTTGGGAATAATACTGTCACCATTGGCAATACTAAATGTTACACCAAGGGTAGCACCAATACCAGCAATAGCAAAAAGAATCAGAAGTTTAGTAGAAGTGAACTCTTTAGGTGGTTTGAAAGTCATTGGTTTGTTTGAACTGAATCCAGAATACCAGTTCTCATATATTCATAATACTCTTGTGGTGATTTTGATTTCCAATATTTCTTCTCAAGTTTTATTCTTTCTTTACTTACAGGAGCATAAGGTGAATAATTAAATTCTTCTGTGTCTATTTCGTAGTAGGTGGTGTCTGTGATAGATTTCATTCATTCATCTCCTTTGCTGTCTTTTCAAGTTCATCAGCAAGACGCATTATAGCATCTTTTACCCAGTTCTGCCCCCGAATGAAATGATGTTTTTCAATAGAAAGTTCCCTATCTGGGTCTGGTTCTATATTGAGACCTTCTACTGCCTCACGGAGAGCAGCAGCAACATTACTCTCATTCCAATCTTCCCCATACTGAATACCTTGACCGAAAGCATACATTACCTGTTCTGCACGAGTTCTTGTAGTCATTTTGATTGCTCCCAAAGTCTTTCCTGAATAATGCGTTTTTCGTATTCTTCTACCATATCAGTTTGGTTCATCACCCATTTTTCTACTGCATCAACGATTTCTGTAGTGCAATCTACAGAATATCCAAGTTCGTTTCTTATAACACTCCAAAGAGATTTCATTTCTCATCCCACTCTACTTCATCATAATGCTCTGGTTCATCGGGACAATAAGGTTCATCATACTTTCCCTTCTTTACATCATTGAACCACACACCTTCAAGAAGACGATGAGTTTCACCATCTGTAATGCGTTCTAACTTCAAATCCAAGTAGGTCTCATGACTGGTTCTCCTATACCAATAAACCTCATCAGGAAACTCAAAACGATAATAACTTTTTTTATTATAAGAAACAACCTCACACTTTCCATCAAATAGAAAGTTCATTTTTGGTTGAGGATAAGCACTCTTAATCTTCTCAAAGAGTTCGTGAGTTTCTTTATTCCACTCAACGTACTTATCAATCATTTTGAGTTCATCAAGAGTGAGATTAAGTGTAATAGGTTCAGTCATCGTAGTTTCCCTTTGATTTGTTTGAGACAATCATTAAACCCTTCTACACTACACTCCACATAAACATTTTGACTTCCTGCTGCTGATTGTTCTTTCGGCAACCATTTCTCAACCGCATCCAAAACATCATCAGTAAACATAGGTTTGTCAAGTTTACGAAGAGCATCATAAAGTGTTTGTGGTTTTGGTTCTTCCACTCTCTTATACTTCACACCCATAATGGTTGCGTATTCTCCTTCAATGAGAACTTTTGAGATGTCGGTTTCAGTCATTTGATTACATTCAAATAAGGTGTTTTTTCATCAATTTGTTGAGACCATTTTTCCTTGAAAAACCCACTAACATCAGTAGAAAATCTACTGTTATTATCATCAGTATTGTCAAGAACATAAATCGTCACAGATTCTTGAAGTTGTGTTTCATCAAACTCAAGAAGTTTATCAAGAAGTTCTTTATAAGTCATAAGGTTGTTGAGGGTCTTTTTTCCAAACTTCTTTGTAGATAATCCATCGTTCTACACCAGTTTGCATTTGTGCCGTCCAATGATACCCATTACTATCCACACCGTCAAGATAATGAATACCACTCTTTGGGTCAATCACTCGTGTGATGTTTGTGAATTTTACTCTTTCAGTCATTTTACTACAAGTTGTTTGAGTTCGTCTTCAGTTAGATTAGCAAGGTCTTTGAAGTGAAGGTGATTAGTGGTGATGACTACTGCAGTGCTGGGATAATGTAAAGAGCCGCATCGGAAGCAAGTTCTACCGTGTCAGGGGAGCCGCCGAAAAGAAGGAATACCATCCCAATCAAAAAGACAAGGAATAAGCAAGCGAAAATGGAATCTTCAGGCATTTCAATTCTCCTCTTGATGACGGAATACTTTAGCAAACTCTTCTGCTGCTTCAAAAGACATTTCAGCAAACCACTTATAGGGTAGAGTATGATCTTGAACTTCACCATATCCCTCATCATCATTGTCATGTCCATGAAGAGTATCATGATAACCCTTCACCAAATCTTGGAAGATGATTTGTCCTAAATCAACAAATCGTTTTTGAGAGAAGTCGTCAGTCATAGAAGGAAGATTTCGAACTGCAGCGAGAAGATCGTTTCCAGTAAGCATAATAAGTGTTTGTGTGTATGAGAGTATTATAGGATAAAAGGAGCACCTGTGGAAGGGATAGTGGACGGTTTGGGAAGTGACCACTTTCTCATTATATTCCCTCCCAACAACCATTTTTATAATCCCAGTGTCGGTTATCATAAAACCTATACTCAATACTCCAACCAAGAAGTTCAATCTCAAGACCAGAACCTGCGTGATCTTGTCTAGTATTGAAGTCAAAGGTAAATCCAATAATGGAACTTCTTTTACAAATACACAAATCCCAGAACTTATGAGGATTCCAAGTTTTTCCAGTTTTGTCATAGACAACTGAATACCTATTTGAAAATGGATTTGAGAGTGATAGGGAAAGGTAAATCATTTGAGTCCTCTATGTGTATGAGAGTATTATAGGATAAAAGGAGCACCTGTGGGATGCTGCCAGTTCGTCAGGTTTCCTCAAATTCAGGCATAGGATGCCAGTGTGTAGGAGAAAATGAATGCGGCCAACGAGCAAATCCATCACCCTCTCTCCACACATAATACGGGTCGGTAGTGTAGGGTGCTCCATTAGAAATAACTACCACATCCTTTGCGATTACCGCAAACATCTTAAATGGTGTTCGGTCTTTGGGGGCAGTCTCAATCGGTTGCCAAGTCATAGGTATTTGTGTGTATGAGAGTATTATAAACCAAAAGGAGCACCTGTGGGATGCTCCTGTGCCAGTTCTTAGAGTGTCACTTACCTACTACAGCATCACCAATAGACAAAACAGGAGCACCGAACCATTCTTGAGTTCGATGCCGATGCGAGAACGGGTTGCCATAAGACCTATTTAACTACTTCGTAATCATAGCACGACCAGAGCACCCCTGAATGAAAAAGGGGACACCCTTCCAAGTGTCCCCAGCATAAGTTTTGGGTAAGAAGGAAACTTATAAACCCCCTTCACTCATTTAGGGTCAAACCAATGCAGTCTGACGAGTGAATGCAACAATGTTGTTTGCGTTTGTTTTTTGTCCCGTCAACAGATAAGACATACATCCCAGTCGATTCTATTTTACCCCCATGCAGTGGAGGTAATCGGTACTGCCCCGATGTGTTGGAATATAGAGGTTTATCCTCTTGAACACTTTATATAGTAGCACACATTTCAATTAAATTCAAGAGGACATTTTCGGAATATTTATTTTTATAGTTCTCTCTATAATTATAGTTATTTGTAATATTCTCTTACTCTCCATAATGGAAGCATCGAGTCTCGAACTCGAAACCTCTTGAATGCAAATCAAGTGCTCTACCAACTGAGCTACAAGGGCAGGCTCCCGTTGCTGGGCTCGAACCAGCGACATCCGGATTAACAGTCCAGCGCAACTACCAACTGTGCTAAACGGGAATACTAACGGGGGTGTTGCCACCCCACTATATCATTTAGAACTTACAAAATTATTAATTTTTTCTGCAAGTTGCTCAATCTTTTCATAAGAAGGAAATGAAGGGTAATTCCGTTTACTTCCAGTATTTTGATTATGATTATCAACTATGTTATATTCTGCATGATATTCATCAGTAGCGTGAGCATATGCTTGCTTAAAAATTTCAAATCTAAGTTCGTAAGGTGTCATTTTTTTACTCCTGTGTGTTTGTGTGTTGTGGAAAAATAAATTTCCAATGGCGGGGGGTGGAGTTGAACCACCTACCTGAAGCTTATGAGGCTTCTGTGCAACCGTTACACTTTCCCGCAATGAGACAAGATAAAGTGCAAGTCACTTACCTTGTTTATTTATCTAGGTGATTTTTGCTTTTTCTCATAAAAAGTTTTTTAGTTGCTGGATCACCTAATACCGAAGTCAGGACTCGAACCTGAACCTCTCCCTTATGATGGAATTTAGAGTAATTGCTGTCCGTATCTAAAACTAGATAACTGCTTTTTAACGTGCTACCCTTACACCACTTCGGTATTACTAGATGGTCTTTTATGTGCCAAAAACATATGAGAATTGCTGAACCATCTATGAGTAGAAGGAGTAGGAGTCGAACCTACACTTGCTCGGTGCCTTATTTTTTTAATTGCTGTCAATACCTTAAACAAGGTATGTTTTTTTAAACCGATGCCTCTTCCAATTGGGCTATCCCTCTATTAGACTAGATGAGTTTAAATTCTCGCGGAGTGCGAAAAGTTGGAATCGAACCAACAGTAACCAATTAGGTTGTTGCTGCCTCATCTAGAAACTTATCTTAGCAGAAGGGGAGGGGGGTGTCAACCCCTTCTGCGTGTCAATCAAGCAAAGACTTGACCGACTGGTGTATAACGTTCATTATACACGGCATCCTTCATCACGTCAACAGGAGTGATGACACTTCCACTGAGAACGGACTTCAGGATGGAAGGACTGCAACCAGACACAAGGCAAGTACCAGTGTCGTGAACAGTCATAGGGACATTACCACCAATAGCATTCACGTTCCAGAACACAAGTTGAGGCATTTCATAACCTGCCTTACGGTAGAGTTTTTCAATCTGCTCAAAATTGGTTCGTTTGTTGGAACTACATGCCATATCAAACTGCATGTCAGAGACAATAATCAGTTTCTGTGGCATATCCTCAGGAGCAACAGAGTTACTCTCTGCAGCACTCAGGATAGTTTTGAATACTACCATAAGGTCAGTATTCATACTCCAATTAGCACGGGAAAGATTCTGAATACGATTGCCGATAGTTTTACCGACAATGGATTGCAGTTCAGGACGTGCAGAGAACGTAATGAACTTGTTCTTCCAAGTATCGCAGGTGTTTCGTTCAGCAATATACATTGCCAGAGAGATGGAAACTGCCATAGGCATACCCATCATAGAACCAGAAACGTCTGCCACTACCAGTCCGTTGAACTCATTACCTTCCATGTAGTTAGGAAGTGCTTCCCACTGAAGGTCAATGGTTTTGTCATTGCGGGCACCCTTGTAGAGATATTGGTCTACAATATCATAAGGATACAGAGTAGAAGCATTGATTTTTGCTTCACCACGTTCCACAGCACTCAGGTATTCTGCATAACGCACACCATCTTGTTTCTGGAATGCCTTACGGTACATGAATGCAGCACGGGAAGGCAGTTTAGAATAGTCAATGTTAGACCATTCCTTCGCACACATATTCTGCTCAACAATCTTGATGTGAGAACGCAGAGCACTCAGAACTTTACGATACTCTCGTTCTGAGAGACCAAGACGAGTTGCTATCTTACGACCAAGACGCTTGCTATCTTTGCTAGAAGCATTGATAGAAGGAAGCCACTTAGCAAGGAGAGACACTTTACCACCAATCTTCAGATTGGCACGGTCAATATTCATCTGTGCTTCGATAGCATCAAGAACAGTTTCCCATGCAGAAGTGTTCTCAAGAACAAGCAGGTCATCCCAACGACCATATTCAGGAACAAGGGATACCAGTTTTGCTCCGATTTCACCATTTTCCTCTACAAGATCTTTGAAAAGTTCACGGAAAATGGTACGTTCACCTTGACCACCACGGATATCGCGTGCCCAGAACAGAATACGGGTTGCAGTCTCAGCATCCTCAGCATATGCGTGGGCAAAAAGTTTTTGTGCTTTGGCAACATTACTACGGCAAGCAGCAATTTGACCAAACAGGTCCACACACTTGTTCATAGTGGACTTATATGCTTTCGCACCGTTAAGGGTCTCGGTGACGTTCAGTTCAGATTCAAGAGCAGTAATAAAAGTCATGATTTTTCTCCAAGTTGATGTGGTTTTGTTTTTTGCAGAACAATTGTTGATTGCTGAATCAACTTTTATTCAAGATGAGTTCTTGTGCGGGTTAGATTAAACGTCTAAAGCATAAGTGGGTTGCTGACTCATCTTAATACACCCGAAGGTGTAATGGGAGATACTGGAATCGAACCAGTGACTGCTTGCTTGTAAGGCAAGAACTCTACCGCTAAGTTAATCTCCCGTTGATGGGTGGTCTCTCAACCACCCTTATAGAATAGCAGGGTGTCTCCATTGACCCATCCCTTTACAGTACCAAAGGTTTACTTTCATAAAACTATTTTATTGTAAATTGCTCTTTATGAGCAAGTCGGGGTGGAGAGGATCGAACTCCCGTCTTCTTGTTCCCAAAACAAGCCGTCTACCGCTGACTTACACCCCGTAGTGTTCTAGCAGTATAAACTGCTAATGGGAAATACTGGATTCGAACCAGTGACTCATTCCTTGTAAGGGAATTACTCTACCACTGAGTTAATCTCCCTGGAGCGGGTAATCGGAATCGAACCGATGACTCTAACTTGGAAGGATAGAATTTTACCCCTAAACTATACCCGCAATTGTAGGGTTCCAGCATGAACTCTACGATGACAATTAGAACAAAGACAAACACATTTGTCAATCTCTGTTTTAATTTTTTCTAAAGAAGAATTGTTCCAAATTAATTTGGATATACCATCTTCTTTTTCTGCTGCATTGAGATGATGAAAATCTATTACAACAGGGTCTGCCTCACCACAATTTATACAAGGAGTTGTGTATTCTAAAACAAATTGCTTGTTTCTTTCAACACGTTGTTCACGTAATATTTTACGTTTTTCCTTGACATCTGAACGTTTTTGGTATTCTTTTTTATAAGAAGCTTGATAACGTTTTAGTTCTTCTTTATTTGCGTGAGGCATGTTTTTATGGATGTAGTAAAACTACATCCTCATTATTTAATTGTAAGACAGAATCGAAATTCTGTCAAGAGCCCCCGATAAGACTCGAACTTACAACCTGAGCTTTACAAAAGCCCTGCTCTATCCAACTGAGCTACGGAGGCATTTGCTCACAAGGAGCAAAGGAAAGTCAGGGATTCGAACCCTGGGAGGCTACTAACCTCATTTGTTTTCAAGACAAACACCATAAACCACTCGGTCAACTTTCCAATATGACAATCATACTATATGTAGTATAAATTGTCAACATCCTCTGCAGGATTTGAACCTGCGACTTCTTGGTTCGTAGCCAAGCACTCTAATCCACTGAGTTAAGAGGATAGGCGAAGGGTCAGAGACTTGAACTCTGATCTTTGGTTTTGGAGACCAAGATGCTACCAATTGCACCAACCCAACAAGGTGTCCATGAGAGGATTCGAACCTCCAACAAATAGATCCTTAGTCTATTGCCTCTTCCATTGGGCTACATGGACTTAACTTACAATTCCCAAAATTTTATATCTTTTGCGAATTGCATTATCAGATACTCCAAACATTTTACCAATAGAAACAAAAGAATTATTATCGAGAAGTGTTTCAAGTTCTTCTTTTGATATTTCAAATTTTCTTTTTCTTGGAACTTTAATTTTAGATTTTTTAGTTCTGCTAGTATTTCTACCAGCAAAAGTATCTGTTTGACTATTGCAATTTGGACATAAAAATCTTAGATTTTCTATCCTATTATCATTAGGAATTCCATTTATATGATCCAAAACCATAGATAATGGATTCCCATTCCACATAGGATTTAATCCACAATTAGAGCAAGAATAGGAAATAATATTTTCTTTTATTAATCTTGATCTAATTACACTTCTGCAAGTAAGACTATTTTCTACAAATAGAGTTTCATTTGGAATTCTATTTTTAGAAGGTCCAAATTTTTTTCCTTTATTAGAATTAAGTCCTTTTTTTATATGAGTAGTATCGATATTTTCATACTCAATTCTCCGCTTTAATGTGCTTATATTAGATCCCTGAGAAAATACATTTAATTTTCTTAGTATCTCAGAATATGAAGAACTTTGGAGTATAATTGATTCAAGTTGTTCTTTTGGAACAGACCATAAGATACTTCTCTTTTTTCTGGATTTATTGATATGTGTCATACTTTTATTTCTTTATAGTTATTTATAACATATAAAGTTAAAAAATACAAGTCCTACCATTAAGAATCCAAATCCCAAGGCAGGCTTCGAACCTGCAAAAATTCTCCTTCAAAGGGAGATAGCTTTACCAGTTTGCTCACTTGGGAGTAGGAGTTCAGGGTGGGATTCGAACCCACGATGATAAGAGTTTTGCAGACTCTCGCATTCGACCACTCTGCCACCTAAACAATTTGAACTATCAAGGATTACTTGATAGTTGAGAGCCCAATAACAGAATTGAACTGTTCTCTGCAGTTTACTAAACTGCTGCATCACCACAATGCTTATCGGGCGGGGTGTCGTGAGGGAATCGAACCCTCATACGGAGAACCACAATCTCCTGTCTTACCATTAGACTAACGACACAAGGCAGTGGGTAGAATTGAACTACCGACATAGAGGGTATGAATCTCTTGTTCTACCACTGAACTACACTGCCAACGGAAGTGGTTGGATTCGAACCAACGGATGCCCTTAAAGAACATCGGCGGATTAGCAATCCACTGCATTAAACCTCTCTGCCACACTTCCTTAATGTTGCCTTGAAGCAACCTAAAAGAACTTTAGGATAATTCAAGGCAACAATTGGAATGGTCGGACTCGAACCGACGACCACACGATTATCAGTCGTGGACTCTAACCAACTGAGCTACATTCCATTAATGAGTTGCTGGCTCTTCCCTTTACCTTTCCCCAATTCGCATCCCCAAGAGACGGGGCAGGGGTAATTCCGACTTTTCACCAATTCCACCGAGGCAGAAAAGAGTGTTTCTCATATCGGGCAGCAACCCAATAGTCTCAACGGGACTTGAACCCGTGTCTACACTGTGAAAGAGTGTTGTCCTAACCACTAGACGATGAGACCACGCAGAGTAATCTAAAAGAATGTTAGATTACCTGGAATATGGAGATAAATCTCCAACGACCCTATGGGAATTCGAATCCCAGATTCCTACTAGACAGGTAGGCGTGATAGACCACTTCACTATAGGGCCAAGTAATCTGGATGTAATCCAGCATGAACCTCACGATGGCAATTGGAGCAGAGAAGAATACATTTCTCTAATTCACTTTTCCATCTAAGTTCATCAGTGACTTGCCTCAAGGAAGATGGACTTTCTTCCTTGATAGTAGGGTCTAAATGATGGAACTCAAGTGCATTATGGCATTTATCATACCCACACAATTTGCATTTTCCACCAAAAAACTCTACTTGCTTCTTTTTGTTTTCTACCATTCTAACCAACCTGCTGGCATTATAACATTTTTTACAATGTCTATAATATCCAACTGGAAAATTTGTTTTTCTTCCACTCCTCCTGAAGGTATTTTCTTCAGTGAGTTCTATTCCACAAGTTTTACAGTTTATCATAGTAGGGAAACAAAAATGTGTCACTATTATTTATAAGTTAAGAAACTTATAAAGTGGGAGGAGCAGGATTCGAACCTGCGAAGGCAGAGCCGTCTGATTTACAGTCAGATTCCTTTAGCCACTCGGAAATCCTCCCAAATATGCCGTGTGGTTGTGAATCTAAATCAAAACCGTTTGATAGATGCCCCACTGGATTCCATCATAGATTTTGAACCACGGCAATGGGTCTGGTGGGACTCGAACCCACGATATACTGGTTAAAAGCCAGGTGCATTAGCCGCTATGCAACAGACCCATTAAATTAGTCCAAAGTATTGATGTCTTTTTCTATTACCATTTCCTTTAT